CTCCGGCCGCTTCGACGGCGGTGGCATGCGGTACCTGCGTTTCCAGCGCTGGCTCGAACAACTGGCCGACGACAGCGGTGGGTTGGCCGCGATCTATTTCGAGGAGGTCCGGCGCCATATCGGCACTGACGCCGCCCACCTCTACGGCGGTTTCCTGGCGACGTTGACCGCCTGGTGCGAGCGTGAGGGCGTCGCCTATCAGGGCGTTCCTGTCGGCACCATCAAACGCTTCGCCACGGGCAAGGGCAACGCCGGCAAGGATGCCGTGCTCGCCGCGATGCGCCAGCGCGGGTTCCAACCCGCCGACGACAACGAGGCCGACGCGATTGCGATCCTACTCTGGGCGATGGAGACCCGGGGAGGCGTGCTGTGAATTGGACGCCGAGCCTGGTCGAGGAGCGGCTGGCGGAAGCCGCATCGGTTTTGAAACGACTGCCCGAACCCCGGCGTCAGGGATATTTCAGCGTCTGGCCGGAGGTCATCCATAGCTTCGCCGACAAGGTCGGACAGGAGCCAAAGCCGATGCGCGTCATCCCGTCACCCGCCGCGATCAGCCGGATGGAGGAGACGCTCAGCTGGACGGTGGGGCTCGATCCGATCGACGGCAAGATCGTCTGGCTGCGCGCCTACGGCGAGCGCTGGAAAACCATCTGCTGGACCGTCGGATTGCAGCGCTCGGCGGCGCACGAGCACTGGCTCTACGCGCTCTGTGTGATCGCCTTCCGGCTCAACGGCCGGCGGCTCAACCGCAACCTGTCGAAGCGCAAGGTAATCGCGCTTGCAGGTGCGGCGCGGCGGTGAGCAATGGCGAGGAAGGTGTCCGGCGGACAGTTTTCGAACGGACGGAAACGGCTTGAATGGGGTAAATTTGGGCTATGCTCGGGACAGTAGCGCGCCCGCGACGGATCGTCCCCCCTCGCGGGCGTTGTCGTTTCCGGTGTCGTCGCCATTGCCATCGTCACCATCATCGAGACCAGCATCATGCCCGTCCGCCCTCCGATCCATCGCCCGGTTGGCCGGCGCGAGAAGCGCGAGCGCGATCGTGATTACGCAAGCTGGCGCAATCCGGTGGCGCGTGCGCTCTACCGCTCGAAGCGCTGGCGAACGGAACGCGCCGCGTTCCTGCACGATCATCCGCTGTGCGTGGAATGCGCGCGCCATGATCTGATCCGACCGGCCAGCGTCGTCGACCATATCGATCCGCATGGCGGTGATGAGACGGTGTTCTGGGACCGCAGCCGCTGGCAGGCGCTGTGCGCGTCGTGCCACGGCCGGAAGACGGCCGGCAGCGACGGCGGCTTCGGCAATGCGCGCCGCCGCTCGTGAGCCCAAGCCCTCCCCCGGGGAGGTCAAATCTCTGGAGAGTTCGCTCCCAGGACCGCGCGCCACCAACAGCGCATCCGCGGCCAAAATGGCAATGGGGGGGTGCGCAACCAGGATGTTGATTTCATTGGATACAGACAATGGCAATCGCTGAAACCGCGCACATCGGCGCCGACGACCACGCACGCCAGCTTTCGGTCGAATACCGGCCGCTCGACAGCCTGGTGCCCTATGCGCGTAATGCCCGCACGCATTCGGATGCGCAGGTGGCCGAGATCGCCGGGTCGATCCGCGCCTTCGGCTTCACCAACCCGGTGCTGATTGCCGAGGATGGCACGCTGATTGCCGGTCATGGCCGCGTGCTGGCGGCGCGCAAGCTCGGTATGGAGACGGTGCCGACGATCGTGCTGGCGGGACTGTCGGAGACGCAGCGCCGGGCGCTGGTGCTCGCCGACAACCGCATTGCCATGAATGCCGGCTGGGACGAGGAGCTGCTGGCGCTCGAGCTCTCCGACCTGCAGGAGGCCGGCTTTGACCTTGGCCTCACCGGCTTCGGCGACGACGAGTTGCAGAACCTGCTTTACGGCAGCCATGACGAACAGGATGGGCTGACCGAGGACGACGCCATTCCGGAAGTTCCGGCAACGCCTGTCACACGGCGCGGCGATCTGTGGCTGCTGGGTGATCACCGGCTGCTGTGCGGTGATAGCACCTCGCCGGAAGATGTTGGTCGCCTGATGAACGGCGAACGGGCGGCGCTGTTTGCCACCGATCCGCCCTACCTGGTCGACTATGACGGAACCAACCATCCGACAAAGAAAACCGCCTCGGCGCGGGCGAAGAAAATCGCCAACAAGGACTGGGGCGACGATTATATCGAGCAGCCACACTGGGATGATTCTGCCCAAGGACCGCAGTTCTACGAGGCCTTCTGCAAGGTGGCGATCGAGCATGCCATTGCCGAGGATGTGGCATGGTATTGCTGGCACGCCTCGCGCCGCCAACGCATGCTGGAAACGGTCTGGGATCAGTTCGATGTGCTGCATCACCAGCAGATCATCTGGGCCAAATCGCGCCCGGTGCTGACGCGCTCGGTGATGCTGTGGGCGCATGAGCCGTGCCTGTTCGGATGGCGTCGCGGCAAGAAGCCCCGCATCAACCGCGAGGGGTTCGAGAGCTGGCCGACCACGGTGTGGAACATCCCATCCTCGGAGATCGAAACCCGCGAGCATCCGACTTCGAAGCCGGTGCGCGTGTTCACGCTGCCGATGCAGCTGCACACAAGACCGGGCGACATCTGCTACGAGCCGTTCTCCGGTTCGGGCTCACAGCTGATCGCCGGCGAGAAGACCGGCCGCCGCGTCTATGGCCTCGAACTGTCGGAGGCCTTCTGCGATGTGGTCGTCAAGCGCTGGCAGGCATTCACCGGCAAGGCGGCCAGGCTCGATGGCGACGGCCGCCGTTTTGATGAGATCGCCGCCGATCGAGTGCCTGATGCCGGGACCGCGACCAGGGATGCGGCAGCGGCATGAAGCAATCCCGCACCATGTCTCTGGTGGAGGCTTTCGCCAATGTCGCCGTCGGCTATGGCATTGCCGTGGTGACGCAGATGCTGGTGTTCCCACTGTTCGGATTGTCCACCACGCTGGCTGACAACATGGCCATGGGCGCGATCTTCACCGTGGTGTCGATCGCGCGCAGTTTTACATTGCGGCGGGTGTTCGAGGCCATCCGGATGCGGCGTGCCAACGAGGCAACCGCCGCCCCGAAGGGGCGACGGCCGTGACAGGATGAGAGCTGCGGCGTCAGGCTGCGGGCAACCGGTAGACCCGCCCACGTCCTTCGACCTTCTCGGAACTGACCTCGAGACCAAGCTTCTTCTTCAGCGCACCGGCCATTGCACCGCGCACCGTGTGCGACTGCCAGCCGGTCGCGGCCATGATCTCTTCGATGGTCGCGCCGTCGGGCGCCTGCAGCATGGCGATCAACGTTGCCTGCTTGGTGCCCTTCCGGCGCTGGACCGGGGCGGTCAGCGTTTCAGCCTGCGGGGTGTCGGTCTGCTCGTCCGTGATCCCGAGGGTGCTGTAGGCCAGCGGAGTGGCGCGCAGCGTGATCGGGCCGCGTTCTTCGTCGTGCCGCCAGACCGTGTCGAGGTCCGTGGCGGCGATTTCCTCGATCAGCCCCTGCTTCAGGAGGCTCTTGCAGACGTTGCCGACAGCGCCGCCCTTGAGGCTGGCGGTGACGGGGAACACTGCCCCGTTCTCGCGCGCGCAGGCGGTGGACAGGATGACGGCTTGGGCGTCGGAAAGCTGAATCTGGGTCATGGGGTCGTCTCCTTGATCGGGGCCGCGCCCATCGCGGCCCTTCTACGACCCCAAGCCCGCCTTGCGGCGGGCAGGCTTCGGAGAGGGTGGCGCTACTCGGCATATTCGCCTTCGCGGAACGCCATGTCGGTGATCTCGCGCAGCTTGTTGCGGTAGTGCTCGAGCGTGCCGACATGGCCCCAGTCGATCTCGTCGGGGTCGGTGTCGAAATGCTCCGCGCTGAGCGCCGACAGGCGTTCGAGCATGGCGTCGATCTCGAACTTCGCGGCGAGGAAGGCGTCGATGGCTGTGGCTCGGGTCTTGGACTGGTTGCTGTTCGTCATGGCTGTTTCCTTCATCCTGGCAATCACAGTCATGCTCTGAACGACGAGATCATCAACCGGATAAGACGATCATTTTGTTGCTGTTTTTGACGCCGGCGCCGCTGCAACGCTGGCGCAGGGAGTTTTGACATGGCGGGACGCAAGCCGCTGCCGACACATCTGAAGCTGGTGAAGGGCACGGCCCGTCCGCATCGCCTGAACAAGGCCGAGCCGAAGCCGGTGGTGGCGACGCCCGAACCGCCTGACCATCTCGATGAAGCCGCCAAGCTGAAGTTCACCGAAATGGCGGAACTGCTTGCCCGCCACGGTGTCATGACGGAATTGGATGCCGGCGCACTCGCCCGCTACGTCGTGATCTGGCGACGCTGGCTGGAGGCGGAGCAGGAAGTGAAGCGCCGTGGCCCTGTGGTGAAGACGTCGAATGACAACATCATCCAGAACCCGTTCCTGGCTGTGGCCAACAAGTGCCTGGCGCAGATGGCGCAGATCGAGAGCGAATTCGGACTGACGCCGTCGAGCCGCTCGCGCATCCGTATGGCGGAACCCGCCGAGACGAGCGATCCGTTCGAGGAGTTCCTGAACCGTGGCCGCAAAGCCTAGTTCCCTTGCTTCGCGCCCACTGGACGGGAGCGGCAGGAAAGCACCACCCTGTCCGGTTACAGCCTATGCCCGTGCGGTGGTTGGCGGCCGGATCGTCGCCGGCCGGCTGGTGCGTCTGGCCTGCGAGCGGCACCTCGCGGACCTGAAGGTGGGGGTAAAACGCGGCCTGGTCTGGGATGGCGCTGCGGCACGTCATGCGATCGACTTCTTCGGCCATCTGCGCCACTCGACCGGCGAATGGGCCGGCGAGCCCTTCGTGCTTCAGGGCTGGCAGCAGTTCGTCGTCGGCTCGCTCTATGGCTGGAAGCGCAAGGATGGATTGCGCCGGTTTCGCACCGCCTATGTCGAAGTAGCAAGGAAGAACGGCAAGTCGGTGCTTCTGGCCGGCACGGCGCTCTATGCGCTGATCGCCGATGGCGAGCCCGGTGCGCATGTCTATTCGGCGGCAACGACGCGCGATCAGGCCAGGATCGTCTTTGGCGAGGCCGAGCGCATGGTGGCAGCGAGTTCGGCGCTGCAATCGAGGATCACACGCACGGTGAACAATCTGGCCGTGCTGCCGACCTCGTCCTGGTTCAGGCCGCTGTCGGCGGACGCCAGCAAGATGGACGGGCTGAACATCCATTTTGCGGCCGTCGATGAAGTGCACGAACATCCGGGACCGGAGATCATCCAGAAGCTGAACACCGCCACCGGTGCGCGGCGCCAGCCGCTGATCTTCGAGATCACGACGGCCGGCTATGATCGCCATTCGGTCTGCCGCCAGCATCACGAGTTCTCGGTGAAGGCGCTGGAAGGCACGGTGCCGATGGAGTCGTCGGACAGCTGGTTTGCCTATATCGCCACCATCGATGAGGGCGACGACTGGACCGACGAAAAGGTCTGGGTGAAGGCCAATCCGAGCCTTGGCGTGACGGTGAAGCTGGATGACCTGAAGCGGCAGATCGACGAGGCCAGGGAAATGCCGGCGCAGCAGAATGCGATCCGCCGGCTGCGCCTCAACGAATGGACCGAGCAGGTCACCCGCTGGCTCGACATGAGCGTGTGGGAGGAAGGCGGACTGCCAGCTGCCACCGACTGGCGCATCGTCAAACACGAACTGGAGGAACTGGAAGGCAAGCTGCTGGGGCGTGAATGCTATGGCGGGCTCGATCTTGCCCGCGTCAACGATCTGTCGGCCTTCGTGCTGGTCTTCCCGCCGACACTGGATGAGGCGCTTGGAAAGCTTGCCGACAAATGGATCGTCACCTGCCGGTTCTGGATTCCCGAGGACGACATAGTCCGCCGTGTGCGGCGCGACCGCGTGCCCTATGACGTCTGGCGTGATCAGGGATTCCTGACCGCGACACCCGGCAATGCCACCGACTTTGCCTTCATCGAGGCCGAGATACTGGAGCTGGCCTCACGCCATGATCTGCGGGAGCTGTCCTATGATCGCACCTTTGCCGGCGAGATCGTCCAGCATCTGCAGGATGAAGGCTTGAACCTGGTGCAGTTCGGACAAGGGTTTTTGTCCATGGCGGCACCCACGGCGGAGCTGGAGCGGCTTTCGGTGTCACGCTCGCTCTGGCATGGCGGCCATCCCGTGCTGCGATGGAACGCCTCCAATGTTGCCGTGCGCCATGATCCGGCCGGCAACATCAAGCCGGACAAGGAACGCTCCAGAGAGCGCATCGACGGCATTGTCGCCATCTGCAACGCGCTCGGGCGGGCGCTGGCCCGCGACGTCAATGCCGGCCGCTCGGTCTATGAGACCCGCGGCATCCTGATGCTGTAAAGAGCTGACGAAAGAACCCAATGGCATTCTGGTCGAACTGGTTCGGCGGCGCAAAACCGCCGGCCGCATCTCCGCGCGCGTCGTTCCAGGATGCGGGTGGCGGGATCGTCATCACCACGGCGCAGCAGCTGGAAGAGGCGCTGCGCTCGGGAACGGTGACCGCCTCGGGGGCTGCGGTGACGCCCGACAGCGCCATGCGGGTGGCGGCCGTCTATGCCTGTGTGCGCATCATCTCGGGTGCTGTGGCGACATTGCCGCTGCACATCAAGCGCCGGGTGGATGAGCGCACCCGCGAAGACGCCTCCGACACGCCGATCTGGACGGTGCTGCGACGACGGCCGAACCGCTGGCAGACGCCGTCGCAGTTCCGCCGCATGCTGCAGGCGCATCTGCTTTTGCGCGGCAATGCCTACGCCATGATCGTGCGGTCACGCGGACTGGTGCAGGAACTGATCCCGCTGCATCCCGACCGGGTCGAGGTCAGGCAGACGGACGATCTGGCGCTGGAATACATCTACACCCGCCAGGACGGACGGCGCATCCGGCTCCGCCAGGATGAGGTGTTCCATCTGGTCGGGCTGACGCTGGATGGCGTGCATGGCGTGTCGGCGATTGCCTACGCCCGCGAGACCATCGGGCTGTCGCTGGCCATGGAAGACCATGGTGCAACCACCTTCCGTAATGGCGCCCGCGTCAGCGGCGTATTGAAACATCCGAACAAGCTCGGGCCCGAGGCGGTCGCCAATCTCAAGGCCGGGCTCGAAGAGTTCCGCTCCGGCGGCGAGCAGGAGGGAAAGAACCTGATCCTCGAAGAGGGCATGGACTATGCCCGCATCGCCATGACGGCCGAGGATGCGCAGTGGATCGAGAGCCGCAAGTTCAGCCGCACCGACATTGCCATGTTCTTCGGCGTGCCGCCGCACATGATCGGCGATACGGAAAAGTCGACCAGCTGGGGCACGGGTATCGAGCAGCAATCGATCGGCTTCGTCGCCTGGACGCTCGAGGACCATCTGACCATGTGGGAAGAGGCGATCAACCGCGACCTGATCGGCGCGGAAGACGATCTCTACGCGCGCTTCAACCGGGCGGCGCTGGTCAAGGGCGACATCAAGGCGCGCTGGGAGGCTTACGTCAAAGGCCTGCAATGGGGCGTCTACAGCCCGAATGAAATCCGCGCGCTCGAAGACCAGAACCCGCGCGACGGCGGCGACGTCTTCTATCCGCCGCCGAACACGGCGGGAGCGCCGGCGGGGGAACAACGAGATCGCCAGGAGTCTGGTAACGGCAGCGATGGCGATCGCGTGGTCGCTGCCAGTGGCAACCCTGGCGATCGAAAGACTGGTGGCCGGCGCGATGACGAAACCGACGCCCCGTAACGACAAGGAATAAACAGATGACCCTTCTGAACACGTTGAAACTGGCCTCGACGCTGATCGTCATGGCGGTTGTCGGGCTGGCCGCCATCAGCCCTGCCTTCGAGTTCGGCATCTTTATCGGCGGCGTCACGCTCGGCGGTTATCTGTTCCAGCTCCTGGAGGAGTTCTGATGAGCCTGCGCAGCCTTCCCAACGCGCCCACAATGGCTCGCCCGCAAAACTACCAGTGGGATGCGCCGAGCGACGTGCTGGCGAAATGGGCAGAGCACCCTTTTGCCGCTGCGCCCGGTGCCGACGCCGACGCCACCATCTCCATCTTCGACGTCATCGGCGAGGATGGCTGGACAGGCGGCGGCGTCACGGCAAAGCGCATCTCGGCGGCGCTCCGTTCGATCGGCAATCGCGACGTCATCGTGCGCATCAACTCGCCCGGCGGCGACATGTTCGAGGGCATCGCCATCTACAATTTACTGCGTACGCACCCGGCAAAGGTGACCGTCGAGGTGCTGGGCTGGGCAGCGTCGGCCGCGTCCATCATCGCCATGGCCGGCGATGTGATCCGCATGGGGCTCGGCTCCTTCATGATGGTGCACAATGCCTGGGGTCTGGTCATCGGCAACCGCCATGACCTGCGCGAGGCCGCCAGCCTGTTCGAGCAGTTCGATGCGGCACTTGCCGACATCTACGAGGCCCGCACCGGCATGGATCGCGTCGGCATCGAACGGCTGATGGATGCCGAGACCTTCATGACGGCAGCGCAGGCCGTCGAATATGGCTTTGCCGATGCCGTCGACGATGGCGTTGCAGCGCCTTCCGGCGATGCCAAAAGCACAGACCGGCGGTTGATGGCACGCCGGCAAACCGAGGCCGCGCTCGCGAAGGCCGGCTTCACCCGCACCATGCGCTCCGAGATGCTCTCGGAGTTGATCGGCTCGGCCACGCGTGATGCAGGCCAGCCTTCCGCCGCGCGCGATGCAGGCGACAATCCCGAACTGAATGCCGCCGCCCTGCAGCGGCTGATCGACACCATCAGATCATAGGAGACCCGAGATGGGTATCGAACTCACCCCGCGTGCGCGCGGGATCGTCGGCGTGCGCGCCGAAACCGGTAACGCCACCAAAATCCTGGCCGAACTGCAGAAGACCTTCGAGGACTTCAAGGTCGAGCGCGACAAGGAACTCGCCGACATCCGGGCCGGCATGGCCGATG